CGGTTGATGGCGTGGGCGATGGCCTGGCGGACCAGCGGGTCGTCGAACGGCTCGATGGTGGGGTTGACGGTCAGTCCCCGCCCGATGCCGGCCGGGCCCACGGTCAGGGCCACGGCGTCCTCGTCCTCGAGGGCGCCGACGTCGGTGCCCGAGACCGAGGCGACGTCGATCGAGTCCGACAGCAGGGCGTTGACCTTGCCGTCGGGTTCGACCTCGGTGAAGTCGATGCCACCCAAAGTCTGGGCCTCGGCGTCCCAGTAGTCGTCCCAGGCCCGTTTCGGTCTTGATCGCGGAGGCGACCAGCGCGGTGAGGGCTTCCTCGTTGACCTGGCCGTCGTCGCCGAACGGGACCTTCCCGCGGATGCGGTCGTGGACGCGCGGCGCGATCGTCAGGAGCATCGACTCGGGCATGCCCGACTCGTTGGCCTCGATCGCCCGGTCGACGGCGAGGCGCCCGGCCTCGTCGCCTTCGAGCTCGCGGGCGCGGGCCTCGGCCTTCTTCATTCGGGCCTCGGCGGTGCGCTGCGCGGACTGGGATTCTGAGAGCGCCTCGGTCAGCGAGTTGCAGCGGGTGCGGAACTGGTCGCGTTCGGCTGCGACGACCGCGACCTCTTCGGCGACGGGGGTGCCGTTCTGGTTCCCCGCCTGGTCGGGCTGGGCGCCCTCAGCAGTGGTTCCACTCATCGTGGGAACTCCTTCGGATTCGGAAGTGGGTGCGGTCGACGGGGAGCCGTCCGCGCTGGCCGTCACCGGGTGGCCCGGCGAGTTGTGGAGCGCCTGGTCGGCGCGGTCGAGTTCCGCGGCTACTTCGGCGACGGGGAGCCGCACGGGCGCGGTGACGTGCGCGTCCTCGGCGGCCTCGGTGGTGGGGGTGTCGACGGGGACGTACGTGGTGCGGCGGGCGACCTCGATCGGGTCGCCGGTGAGCGCGATTCCGTCTTCGTCGGTGTAGGACTGCCGCCAGGTCTTGCCGGCGTTGGCGTAGATGACGTAGGCCTCGTCGGGGTCGAAGTCGTGGATCCAGGGGCCGCCGTAGTCGTCGTCCTCGTCGGGGTGCGCGGCGGCGACGGCCCGCTGGAGGCGGGCGCGGGTGTCGTCGGCGAGCGCTTCAGCGGCGGGCTGCTCGCCGTCGGGCGCGTCGTCCCACAGGCCGCGCTTGAACAGTTGCGGGGCGTCGGCTTCGACGCGGGCGGTCCAGGCCTGCAGGCCGTCGCCGATCGCGGAGGAGAGGGTGATGCGCTCCTCGCGGGTGAGGCGGCCGTCGCCGTACATGTCGTCGGCGTAGGAGGTGAGCGTGAGGTGCAGGCGCGATTCCAGCCAGGTGCCGAGCGTGCGGGCTTCGGCGGTCTTGCCCTGCTGGAGGGATTCGAGGATGTTGAGGATCGCGCCGCCCGCGGCCGGGCGTGTCACGAAGTCGACGCTGCGGCCTTGCTCGATGGAGGAGACGATGTTGCCGCGGCGCCCGTCCACTTCGCCGTGCTCGGCGAGGACGTAGGCGCGGATGGACATGCCGATGACCGAGAGGCCCTCTTCGGCTTCAGCTTTCGCCATGTCCATGAGCGGGCCCCGCCACGGCTCGAACAGGCGCGTCCAGGCGACGAGCGACTGGGATTCCTCGTCCCAGTGCGCGTCCTCGGTCTGGATCGCGGCGAGCTTCTCCACCGACCCGGCGGGGCGGGCGAAGTCCTCTTCTTCGGTGGCGTGGTCGATGAACGCCTGCGTGCCCCGCGGCCACGCGCTGGCGCCGTCGCGCTTGAGGACTTCGGCCGGGTAGTAGTTCCCGTTGAGGGACCACCCGGCCTTGATGAGGCGCACGAGCATCCGGCCCGGCTTCGCTGCGCTGACTTCGGCGACGCCGGCCTCGGTGATGGTTGTGCGTTCGGGCGCGGCCACGGACTCTTGGACTCGGTGCCGCTGGGGCGTCATCGGCTTGCGTCTACGCGACACGGTGAACCTCCTGCTGTCGGTCGGCGAGGGCGCGGAGGTCGCGCACGCTGGTGGGCTGGTTGGAGCGGCGCCACTGCGGGGTGTCGCGCCAGGTGGCGAGCTGGTCCCACGTGACGGCGCCGGACCGGTACAGCTCGAGGCGGCCGGGGCCGAACACCTGCAGCTGGTCGGCGCGCGAGAGCTTGTTGAAGCTCTTCTCTCCGTCAGGGAGGACGGAGGGCGGTTCGGGGACGGTGATCCCGAGCTCCGCCCAGGTGGCGAGTTTCGGCAGGCGCGTGCAGCGCCCACGCGGGTGGTCGTCGGGGCCGGGCTCGGAGGTGGGGTAGGTGCGGCCATGCCGCGACCAACACGCGGGGCACGTGCGGGAATCGAGGCGGGCGTACCACTGCCAGGCGGGGACGAGGTCGGCGTTGGCACGGTGGATGTACGCGGACGCGGTCCGGTAGGCGTCGAGCATCTCCGTGCGCGAGATCGTGAGCGCTCTCGTCAGGCCGCCGTTGAATGCGCCCTCGACCCGGCCCACCATGTCGCGGGCGACAGGGATCGGGTTGTCGCCGACGATGATCCCCTCAATCAGGGCGGCCCGCATCGCGGCGACAGCTTCATCGGAGAGCGGGAGCGTGTCGGCGTGGATCTGCCCGGCGGCGCGGGCGATGATCGCCGCGAGCGCGGAGGGTTCGAACCGGCCGGCGACGATCCCGGCGATGATCGCGGGGCCGAGGATGCTGGTCTCGTCGGGCGGCGGGACCATGCCGCCGTCGGTCACGTCTTCGGCTTCGGCGGCGGCGCGGACGCGCGCAGTGAGCGCCTCTTGCTTCGTCTCCGGTGCTTGGGAGCCGATGATCCTGGGTTCGAGCTCGGCGTCGACCTCGACGACACGCGCAGCGCCGGCACTGGCGGTCTTGTCGGTGTCGGCGGCGAGTGTCGTGAGCGCCTTCGAGGACGCCTCGAGGGCGTTCATTGCGGTCTCGTTGCGGGCGATCTGGTGGACGGTCGGCCAGCGCCCGTCCTTGACGGCGAGCGCGGCGAGCTGTGTGGCGGCCCGCTCCCAAGCGGGCGCGAGGCGGTCCCAGGCCTTCACCCACTGGGTGGTGAGGTGCCGGTCGGCCGTGTCGGCTTCCGTGCCGATGTCGGCGCGGAGGCGGCGGGTCAGGGCGAGGGTGGAGCGGGTGACGGCCACTAGGGCTCCCCGTCCTCGTCCTCCTCATCGGAGGCCGGTTCCTCCTCGACGGGGTCGTCGTCAGGAGGATCGTCGGGGTCTTCCATCGGTCCGGGACCCACGCTTGTGGGGTCTTCACCGCGTCGCGCCAGCGCGGCCGCCTCGGAGCCGGTGCCGAGCGAGGGACCCTTGGGCCACTGGAACTCGCCGTCGTCGTCGAGCATCGCCTCAACGAGGTCGTCCACATCCCGGACACCCAAGGCAGTGAGGACCATGCGAAGGGTCTGCTCGGGCGGGATCGTCCCGGTCGAGTTCGCCTCGACGATCGCTTTGACGATCGTCGCCACATCGGTGTCAGTCAGGTCCGGCCAGTCGATGTCGATCACCGTCGAGGTGTCGCCGGTGAGGGTGAGGGTCTCGAGCGTCGTGTACGGGTCTCGGGTGATCGAACCCTGCAGGGGACCTTGCGGTGCCCGGACGGCTTCGGTGATGACGTAGGCGAGGATGCGCCGGAACATCGCCGTGTGCAGCTGACGGCGCTGGCCCATCTCGAGCTCGGTGGGCTTGTCGAGGGTCTCCGCGGTGGCTCGTGCACCGGTGGTGCCGGGGTCGCCGAGGAGCATGGTGACGGGGACGCCGAGCGCGGCCGCGACCATGGCGGCGAGTGGACGGCCGGAGTCGGCGTCGATCGTCGCGCCGGACTTGGGGATGGCTTCGAGGACGGCGTCCATGGGGGTGACGGCGGTGCCACCGGCGTCGAGCGCCCGCCCGGTCGCGGGGTCTCGGGGTGCGGCGGCGGCGAGCGCCTGGCGGGCCTGCGCGCGCGCCGACCCTTTCGACGTCATCCGGAACGCGAACCGCGACAGGGCCTTGACAACGGTGGCCCAGTCCTCGAGGAACACCTTGTAGGCGCGGGCCCAGTCGATCGCCGCATAGGCGTCGGGGATGCCGCGGTCCCATTCGGAGGGCTTGTTGACGGCCTCGTGGTAGACGGGGGCGTCCCAGCGGACCGTGATCCCGGCGTACGTGCCGCGGCGGGTCGCGGGCCGGTAGTCGATCGCGGGGTACAGCTCGTCGCGGTTCTCCGTGACCTGGGAGCCGTCGGCCATGGGGGTGACCTGGGTCCAGCGGCGGCGGTAGAACCACGGCTCGGAGGCGTCCTCGGGGTTGGCCAGGATATCGACGATCTCGTCGCATGGCAGTGACCGGACCTGGACGCGGCCGGTCCGCGGGTTCGTGAAGCACGCAATGTACTTCTCGCCGTCGGTGTACAGGGCGTGCTCGAGCTCGTTCTGCGCCTGCGCCGAGGTGAGAACCCGCTGGTTCCCGGGGTCGTCCATGAACGCCGTCACGACGGCCTGCACGTCCTGCTCGCCGGCCTGCTTGCCGTTGGCGCGGGCGGTGATCTGCACACCCTGGCCCCACACGTACGCCGACCGGAGTGCGGCGCCGCGCTTGAGCAGGGGGTTCTTGATCGTGTACAGGCGGCAGATCATGCGGATCTGCCGGATGCCCTCCGGGGAGAACTCCTGCTGCGCTGCGGCCGCGAACCGGACCCACTCAGGGTCGTGGAGCTGCCGCTCGAGGTCCGCTACGGACTCGGCCAGGAGCGCCGCGTTGTTCCGCTCGACAGTCAGCTGCTCCCGGAGGGGGGCGATGATCCGGTCCCGGAACGGGGCGACCACGCGGGACTGCACGGCTTCGACGGCTCGCTGGACGGCGCCCACATCGCCTCCTCGAATCAGTAGAGGCTGATGGACTGCTCGGCGTCGTCGTCCTCGAACACGTCCGTGTCCAGGAGCAGCGGGTTGATCAGGAGCCGGTTGAGCGCCTGCGACATCGCGTCCACCCGGTCGTCGTGCTTCGCGCGCGGGAACGCGACGGCTTCCTCGATGAGCTCGTCGACCCACGGGGCGAGATCAACATCGGGGACGTGGACGTTCCCGGCCTCGATCAGCGGGGACACGGCGGCGGCGCGCGCGGTCTTCGACCCTTCCGGTTCGACCGGGATCAACCCCGCGACGGTCTTGCGGAGCATGTTGATGACCGCGGTCCCGTTCGCTTTGTCCTCGACGTACTTCGCGGTCGCCTGCGGCCAGCGCGCCGCCAACGCCCGGACGGCGTTGCAGGTGGCGACGAAGTCCATGTGTCCGTGGACCTGGTCGAGCAGGAACGCGTCGACGCCGCGGCGGCCCCACACCTGCCCGCACACGTAGTCAGAGCCGTCGGTGCCCTTGAACGCCATGTCCCACGAGGCGATGACCTCGTCGAAGCCGAGGGCGAGCCGGGTGCCGTCGGCCTGCTCGACCCATTGCGGCTGGGTGTAGGCGTGGTCGGTGAACCACTTGCGCTGGAACACGTTGCCGGAGGCGGGTGTCGGGCGGCCCTGGAACAGTGCGTTCCAGGAGCGCGAACCGACTTCACGTTGACGCTGCTGCCACTGCTCCACGGTCCGGCCGCGCGCCGACACCATGTACTCGCCCGGCTCGCGCCCGAGCGGATCGGTCTCGCCCGCCCCGGGATTGTGGTCGGCTTGCGCGGGAATGTTGATGACGCGCCAGTCGATGCCGTCGTCGCGGCGCTGCAACCACCCGGTCAAGTCGTCGTGGCGCCACCTGGTCTGGATGATGACCACGGCAACACCGGGCCCGAGCCGGGGGACGGCGACCTCGGTCCACCAGTCCTCGACAGTCTCGCGCCACGCGTCGGAGTCGGCCTGCTCACCGTTCTTGTACGGGTCATCCACCAGGAGCAGGTCGACGGGCCTCGATGTGAGGGAGCCGACGACGCCGACACAGTAGACGGAGCCGTCGTGGCCGGCGAGTTTCCATTCGTGGGCTGCCGAGGAGTTGGGGTCGACGGTGATGCCGAGCTGCGCACCGTGGTCGCCGATGTCGTCGCGGATTCGCCTGCCCCACCGGCGGGCGACGCCATGCGCGTAGGAGACGATCGCGATGCGCAGCCACGGGTACCGGGCGAGCATCCACGTCGGGAACCGGCGGGAGATCCTGTCCGACTTGCCTTCCTGCGGGGCCATGGAGATCATGAGGCGCGTGCAGCGGCCCTCGGCCACGTCGATGAGTGCTTCGTCGATCAGGTCGAGCGCTGGTGTCTGGACGGTGCGGGGGTCCAGGGCCAGCGCCATGTCCCCGGGGGAGTCCCAGGGGATGTCGCGGGGGCGGTGCGGTTCGAAGATCCGCGCGGCGGCCTCGAAAGCGTTGAGGGTGTCCATCACCCTCTCCTGGCCGCTAGTTCAGGGACATGGAGACGTCGCGGAGCCGCGCGGCGACGATGCGGGGCGCGGCGGCGGTTTGCTCGGCGGTGAGGTCGAGGTCGCCGAGGATCGACTTGATGACCGACGCCAGGAGCGCGCCCTGCTGTTCGGCGAGCTTCACGCGGCGTTCCTCGATGCCCGCGTTGATCGCGGCTTTCGAGACATCGACGAGGTGTCGGCGCTCCTTTTGCCAGAGCTCGACCCACACGTTGACGGCGGCGGCGTGCGTGATGTCGGTGCCGGTGAACTCGCCGGAGCCTTTGTCGGTCTCTTCGGTCTTGCCCCAGACGATGCCTTCGGGGTCGAGGTCGAGGATCTGGGCGTGCAGCCAGTCGATGGCGCCGGCGGTGCGGTAGACCTCTTCGAGGAGGGCGTCCCGGGGGTCGATTTCGCGGGGCAGGCCGAAGTTCGCGACGGCCTTCGCGGCTTTGATCTCGGCCATGCGCCGCTCGCCGGCGGCTTTCGCGTGGGGGGCGCGGCCGCCGTGGGTGCCGCACACTTCTTGGCCGTGCATGGCGTGCTTCTTGCACCGTTCACCGGACCGGGATGACCGTGCTTTGCATTGGCGCTCGGGAGGTGTCTCCAGGGGGAACACTGGGCACCTCCCGAGCTGGTGTAAGGACTTGGGCTGCTAGATCACCGCGGTGAGGGTGGGCATGGCGTACGCGAGGAGCGCGACGCCAGCGCCGA